CGCTGCTCCATGCGCTTGTGATCTCCCATCCTTTCGCGCCGCCTATGCGTAGAGATGTTGTCGCGGCAGGCATAGCGGACCGTGCCGCTGTAAATGCCGTCTGCACCATTGCTGCCGTCAGTGCCATGTCATCCTTTCAAAATGCGCCCCGGTCGTGAGGGTCCGACCGGGGCGCGGGGTACTGGTCGGTGGGTTACCCTACCACGCCAGCCATGTATTGCTACCGCTCGACAGGCAAACAGCAATTACGCCCTTGCCGGATTCAGACGAGAAGGCAGCATTAGCACCAGCACCGTTAATCGTCCCACCCGTAGAAGGATAGACTTTCAGGATCTTGTTGCTCACGCCGTTTCCGATCATGATCATGCGACCAGTAACTTTGTCGTCGGCATGGATAAGGACACCCTTGGTATCGTCAGCAGCCGTCGTCGGGTAAATGCCAGCTGTTGCAGCAGGCAGCGCGCCAGCATCACCAGTTGCGCTACCAGCAGCAGCCGTACTCGCTCCGATACCCTGAGTGATCGGGCCAGGAATCGCCGTGGCGATAGACGTTGCGCCGATTGTCAGAGCTGACGTGTTGCTCGTACCGATTCCGAGCGTTCCGTCAGTTCCCGAACCTTCAGCATTACCAGCCAGGATTGTCACAGCTCCACCGTCGGCGTTGCCATCTGTACCGGCCCCGGCTGCGATGGCAAGAGCGCCACCGGTTCCAGAAGTCAGTCCACCAGCTCCAGCCGTAACGGACACAGCGCCACCGGCTCCAGTCGTTCCAGCCAGTCCGCCTGTTACAGCAACAGCGCCACCGGCCAAGTTGCCCTTGCCGATTCCGCCAGTTACAGCAACGGCCCCGCCGACCGCGTTAGATGCAGCGGAACGCGCCGCGCCACCAGTAACAGCAGCCGCTCCACCGGTTCCGCTCGTGGCCCCGCCACCGCCACCGATAACGCTTGACGCGCCACCGATACCAGTTGCACCGGCCAGTCCACCGACCTGAGTTACCGCACCACCGGCAAGGCCGGTCGTAGAGGACGCTCCACCAGTCACCGAAACCGAGCCACCCTGGGCAGTCGCAAGTCCGGCAATCGGCAATGTTGCAGCCGTACCCGTGATGCTAGTCGCCGTGGCGACAGAAGCAGCCGCGACCTCAGCCGAAGCCAACAGAACGCGAACGTCGCTATCCGTTGCAGCGGTCAGTGCCTGTGCCTTACCCATGTAGGTGTTCGCGCTTGCCATGGCAGTGGCGCAACCTTCGCCAGCAGTCCCGCTCACGGAATCACCATCCTCATCCCAATACACGGAGGCACCGGCAACGATGATCTCATCATTTTGCTGAACGTCAAACAGTCCAGCGACTGAGAGTTCACCAAGATCGCCAGAGTCAATGTTCGCCTTAGCGATACCGATCCATCCGTCTTGTATTACCACCTCTCCGGCGTCAACGTCTGACCCTGGGGTGTAGTCGACTACTCGACCTGCTTTGATATATTGTGCTTGGCTCATTTTTCCTTCTCCTCAATGTTGGGGGGTTGGCCTGTAACAGGCTCAACCCCTCCTGTTTACAATTTACGCACCTGTGGAATACACGGCCGCACGCCACTCGGCGAAGTCGGTCCCGTAGTCATAGTAGCAGCGCATCTGCACGCCCAGCGTGTTGAAGTCTGCGTCGGCGGTTTCGACGAACGGCTCTTCACGACCATTCAGGAAGCTGGCTTCCATCAGCGGAATACCCAGCGGATTGCCTACCAGCAACCACGGTGCCGCACTCAGATAGCGCGACTTGACCGGATCGAACATGCCGGCATAACGATTGCCGGCGGTCGTCTTGCTGGTCCCGCCAATCATGTTCTGTGAGATGTAGAGATCACGCGCTGGTCCGCTGGCCGTGCTGCCTGTGAGCAACATTGAGGCTTCGGTGCCGAGCGGATTACCATCATCATCGGACAACGCATCAAACAGCGTCTCAGCCGCCGCCAACGTGGTAGCGGTTAATGCGCCGGTCGTGGTGTTCGCGTGGGCTCCCGTATACGCGGTTGCAACAGCGGCCTCGAACGCGGCCCAGAAGTCCGTGTTGAACGTGCGGGCAGCGGCAAAACCAAGACGACGCGGGAGGTCCGACAGGACACCCAGATCATCATTGATTATGTCTTTGCGGGTCACGCCGAGCATTAACGCCTTCGTGTCAGCCTGAACCGTGCGGGTATCATCCGACAGTTCACCGTGCTGAATCTCTCCACCTGCGGAAAGATCCTGCAACAGATTAGCCATGACAAGGCGAACGCCTGTATTGGCCTTGAAGTCAACCACTGGACGGACGGCGGCAACCTTGCGCCACGTATCCTCGACCGTGCCGTAACCTTCCAAGATAAACTTGTTGGCCGTGGCTGCGATCACGTTGGCGATGTCGCGGGTTGAGAAGGCGGCCTGCAGGAACTCGCGCGTCTCGTGACGCGTGTATTCCAAAGCCTTACCCGATGCGGCCAGCCCAGCGCGGATGAAGTCCGTAAAACTGTAGATCTTCAATTCGGTAGCCTTCTGGCATACGTCGGCGGAAAACACTTTATCAGCGTTCTGGATGCCGGCGCGAATAGCAACGGCTGCACCAAGGATGTTTGTGCCGACTTCCTTGACCCTCGTTCCGACGATGGCCGGACCTTCGGGGCGTTCATTGCGTTTCTTCTCGGCTGCCAGTTCCGCTTTGGCAACTACCAGCTCGGTGTGCTCGGGGGTCCATTTGCCAGCGATAGCCTGCTCGGCAATCTCTGGATGGTTCGCGGTGAGTTTGTGCACCTCGCCGATTCTGGCCGTCTCTATCTTCGCATCCGCAACAGCGGCCGCGCGAATCTCTTCGGCGGTCGGTTGCCCGTCTTCGATGGGATCCACAATGGGATTGCCCTGAGCGTCAAGCTTCTTCATGGCCTTGACTCCTTTACTATTCGGCGCAACCGTTGCGCCTTGTTTTGCGGCGATTTTGGCGGAGGTATTTCCGTCCGCTCCCATCGTTACCACTGAAACCTCATTAAGTTTTCCGGCTTCGATCAGAGTGAACGGACCTTGCAACATTTGGCCGTTGACTTCGATTTCCGCACCAGCCTCGATCTCTCCATGCTTCTGAGGATCGACACCCACGGACGCCTGAAACTTGAAACCGTTTGCCGCCAAGGTTTTGACGGAACCAGCCGTCTGGCTGTCGGCCATGACTTGGCCGGACATGCTTAGCGTCTTGCCATCATTGGCAATTGCGGTTGTCTGCCCCAAGATGTTCTCGATGCTCGATTGGTTGTGGGCATACAGGATCGGCGTTGAGTCAGAAGCTGTCAATCCCGTGAGGTCGATCACAACCGGGCCCCAGTATCCGACATTCATAATCCCGCCGTTGTATGCCTCAATCTCGATGGTAGGCAACTTGGCCTCTTCGCCTTCGACTGGTACGGCTGCTACGATCTTGCATTGTCCGATTGCGATAATTGGATGCTTCATTTTTTTGGCTCCTCATCTGGGGGTTCGATTACTTCAAGAGTCTGCGATTGGGGTTCCGTGCAAGGGTATGGTGCGGGAGGGAGTCCAGCATCAGCTCGGGCCTTATTCCATGCCATCTCGGCTTCGATGCGCTCCTTGATCCACTGCGCGTTCTCGCGCTTCCAGTCCGCACCGCGCTTAGCCCAATATCGGGAGTATGTGAGCGTGCCATCGCCGAGTCTGATATGATCCGAATCGGCTTCTTTCTTCGGATCGACATGACCGCGGCTCGTGAAGTACCACTCATGATCTGATAGCTCTACCACCTGCGCGGCGGTCAGATTGTTTGTGATGCGATACTCGGAAAGCCATGCCGCATAGATCCTGTCCAGTACATCATGCTTGACCTCTTCGCGCTCCACCTCTATACCGCGATCATATGTCTGATGGTCAAGGCGTCCAGATGCGTAGTTGTAGGAGCTGGAATCACCCGCCGCGATGTTGTACGGCATGGAGATACAGCGAGCGGCCTCACTCACAATAGCCCGCTTGAACATCTCGTAGGTCGTAGCGGGTTGCTCTGCCTTCATTTGCGCCATAGTCCACCCATCTGGCAGGCTGACAAGATTGTTGCGCGCAATCTCGATCATGGTGAGCGGGTCGGACAACTCGGCGGTCATCTCTTCCGGTAGATTAGTTGTCTGCATCACGCCTGATATCTCAGCCGCCCGCGCCGCCGCATTTATCACGGCCTTGGTAAACAACCGCAGCTCGCCGAACAGGGACAGCGCCGGAGTCAACTCGGACACGCCGCGCACCTGGCCGGCCCGCACCGCACGGAAATAATGCAGCATGTATTCAGCCCTGATCCATTCGCCCTTGACTGACTTCATAAACGCGCGGTAATCGCCAGGGTGAGTCTTGAGGATGCGGTACTCGATAGGGTTGCCGTCATCGTCAAAGCGTATGCCGTCGATCTCTGAATCCTTCTGCATGCCCGTCCACGATGTAATCATTTCGGTTTCAATCAACCGGATATCCAGCTTGACCGGATTGATCACCTTGCGATTTGTGACCATCATTCCGAACGATTCACCGTCAACGGTTTTCGCCCGGCGCATGGTCCGCAGCTTGGCCCATAGATTTACAGCTTTGGCCCACTCGGAAAAGGCGCGCTCTGTACGTTGCGACAAATCGGTATCGCCTAGCTGTAGCTGGATCACCGGGCCGATAGTATCAGCGGCCAGCGTGTCGACGATACCGCTTGCGTAAGAGTTGTTAGTCACCTCGTACCGGGCCCGCTCACGGATAACCTTGCGCACGTTTGGGCTATTGGCCTCAGCGGCGCTTAACCCGTCAACATACTTCCATAGGTTCTCGTTTTCGTCGGTCGTGCGGGAAATATCATAGCGGGCATTTACGCGGCGAGAGCTTGCCGTACTGGCATCAAAGATAGGGCGCTTGGCCTTGGCGCGTGACGCGCGCGGCTTACTCGCTGTGACCTTGGTTTTCGGCTTGGTTGCCATCAATGCTCCGGTGGTTTGAGTGGGCGCATGTTGAATCCGAATGCGCTACCAGCTTC